TACGTCACGAACGGCGCCGCGCTCGGCGCTTCGACTCCTTCCAGCGCGGGTTCCGCGGTGACGCTGCCTGCGGCGACCACGAGCTGGACGAACGGGTCCGGGTCGGCGTGGACGGTTGAGTCGCTCGACATTCTCGACTCCTCGCAGGCGCGCGGCTGGTGGGGTCCGTGGAACGGGCAGCCGATCAGCATTGCGATCGGGAACACGTTCCAGGTCGCCGCCAACGCCGTCTCCGCGTCCGACGCCTAACGAGCCGCCCTCGCGGGCCTGACCGCGGGAGGCGGTGACCGATGACCACATACCGGCTGATGGACGGTGTTTCCGGCCGTCCCGGTGTCGGGTCGTCCGGTACCCAGCCGCCCGGGCTGCAGTCATATTCGGGGCCTTGGCTTGCGGGGACGCTGTTCTCCGTCACCCAGGGCGGCATGTGGCTGCAGGGGTACTGGTGGTGGTGTCCGGTCGGGGGCGACACCACGGCGCAGAAGTTCTGCCTCTGGCAGCGGAACGGCCCTAGTACGCAGGTGCTGGTGCCCAGCTCGACGGTCACTTCCGGCACGCTGACCGCCGGGGCGATGAACTACACCGCCCTGGCCACGCCGATCCCGCTCGCCATCGGCACCCTGTACGTCGCCGCGACCGGGTACACCGCCGCCAACGGCATCCCCAACAGCACCTTCCAGTACGCCTCCGGCGACCCCTACGCCGGGGGGATCACGAACGGGCCGCTGACCGCCTGGTCGGACTCCGGCAACGGGGGCACCAACGGCTACCCGGCCCCTTCCACCAACTGGGGCCTGTCGCAGGGAGTCTTCTCCACCAGCCTGGGTTCCGACCCGACCGCGGCCATGCCGAACGGCAGCAGCAACTCGTCTAACTTCTGGGTCGACGTCCAGGTCTCGGATACCGCCCCGGCAGGCTACACCGGATCGACGCGGATCTGGCCGAACAAGTTCGACGCACCCGGCACCGGCGTCGACGCGGCCTTCAACTACATCCTCGCCACAGAATTCAGCCTCTCCCAGGCCTGCACGCTGAACAACATCTGGTTCTACAGTCCGCCCACCGTGAGTCAGCTTCCCACCCAGTGCGCGATCTGGCAGGTGTCCACGCAGGCGATGGTCCCGGGGACGCTGAAGACGTCGCCGGGCTGGTCTGGTGCCGCCGGTTCGGGATGGGTGTCGGCGTCGTATAGCGGTGTCACGCTGCCTCCGGGGGATTACAAGACGTCCGTCTGGAATGGGGCAGCCACCCCGTCCGGGTTCAACGAATACTCGCCGCTGTACTTCACCACCGGGTTCGGGGTCAACAACATCGTCACCGGGCCGATCACAGTCCCGAACGTCACCAACGCCACAAACGCCGAGCAGTGCACCTATGAGGACAACACCACGACGTTCGTCTACCCCGACCTGTACGTCTCCTCCGGCATCCCCGGCCAGTGCTACTGGGTTGACGTCGAGGTCACCCCGGCCGCGCTGCCCCGGCCGCTGATCATCGCCCAGGCCGTCAAGCGCGCGTCTTCCTACTAAGGAGCAATCCGATGGCAGCACCCAGGACCTACCTGATCCACAACTCCGCGATGGTGACCACCGCCGCGCCGGTCAAGCAGCCGACCGGCACGGCGATCCGCACCATGATGCAACTCGCCCCCTCGGCCAACGTCGGGTTCATGAAGATCCACGAGTGGGGATTCTCGCTCGACTCCTACGCCGTCGCCGGAGAGGTAGAACTGCTCGACGCGGGCACCGTGTTCGCCACCATGTCGACCGCTTATGCGGTGGCCGATATTCAGCCGCACGGCGACGCCGAGGCGCCGGCCAACACCTCCGGATCCAGCGGGTTGCCGCTGAACCTTGGCACTGCGCTGTCCGGGTTTGCGACCGCGGCTGTCACTGAGGGGACGATCACCGCGGCGCGGATGAAGGATCTCCAGCTCGACCCGCAAGGTCCGTATGTGAAGCAGTGGCCGCTCGACCTCGAGCCGCAGATTATCGGCGGGAACGGGCTGCGTATCCGGATGACGTTCGGGACGTCGGTCAACGCCTACTGCTATGCGATCGTCTCATTCGGGTACTGAGCCCGAACTCGTAAGAACGCGGTTAGGAGGCGCTGATGCCGAGGCTCGGGAGGTCCCGGCCGGCAAGCGCCTACCTGTTCATCGGGCGCCCGGCCCAGGTAACTGCCGTCACCATCCAGGCGACCGCAACCCTGGCTGGCCAAGGAGCGCTCGGCCAGCCGGACAGCACCGCCGGTCCGGCTGGCACGATGGGCGGTCAGGGCAGCCTCGGCAGCCCTGACATCACCGAAGCTGCGGGCGCGACCCTCACAGGCCAGGGATCACTGTCCGGCCTCGACTCGACGGATCAGGCCGGGGCGACGCTGGCCGGGCAGGGAAGCCTCACAGACACCGCCATCGAAGCCGCACCGGCCACACTGGCCGGCCAGGGGTCACTCGGCACCCCCGACAGCACCGCAGGGTCTGGAGGGACACTCGGCGGCCAAGGCAGCCTAGGCCAGCCCGACGTCACCGAGGCTGTGACCGGGACGATCACCGGCCAGGGGTCGCTGACCCAGCCTGACAGCACCGACAGCACCGACACCGGTCTGGCCGGGCAAGGCAGCCTCGGGCAGCCTGACGTGACCGTCGAGGCGCCGGCGACGATCACCGGGCAAGGTGCCCTGGCCGCATCGACCGCACCGCAAGGCGCCAGCACCATCACCGGCCAAGGCGCGATCGGGCAGCCCGACACGATCACCGGAGCACCCGCCACGCTGGCCGGGCAAGGCCAGCTCGCCACAGCGCCGTCCGTCCAGGCACCCGCGACCCTGACCGGGCAGGGGAGCCTCGGAAACCCCGACAGCACCGACAGCGCCACGACGCAGCTGGCCGGCCAGGGGCAGCTGTCCGGCACCGGCACATCCCAAGGCGGCGGCACCAGCCAGCTACAGGGCGGCGGCCAGCTCGGCCAGCCCGACACCACCGACCAGGCCGGCATGATCCTGGCTGGCCACGGAACCATCACCGCGGCCGCCACCGTAACCGGACCCGGCGGACTGCCGCCTCTCCCTGACGGCATCACAGCCGGCGCGCCGTACGGCCGGTGGTCCGCAGCACCACCCCACGGATAGGAGGACCCGGTGTACCTGCCGAAGACATCCAAGCAAGACATCCTCATCAACGTCTACGGCCCTGACGGGTTCGACTTCACCCCGTACCCGGTCATGGTGGCGATCATCGACGAGCAAGCCGGCGAACCGCAGCCCACCGACTGGGTATCGGTGACCTGGGATTCCAACGGGGTCGCGAAGTTCCCGGTCGTACCCAACCAGTTCACTGACTCCTCGCTGTTCGCCTGGGTGACCTTCGAGACCGCCGACGAGGCGCCGGTGATCCCGTCGGGCCGCATCCGCGTCGGCAATGGCGGTTCTTAGCTCCTACGAGTGGGCGGCGCGGCAGTTCGAACCGCGGCGTCGCCGCTATCCGTCGCCGCTCGCGCTCGGCCGACACCTCGACCCCAAAGCAGGCACCTCGGCCGCGCTCAACCTCATCGACCAGGCCCTCGTCGACCTGGTAGACGGCAGCCGCGAAGAGAACGCCCTCATGGTGTTCATCCCACCGCAAGAGGGAAAGTCGCAGCTGTGCTCGCGCCGGTTCCCGGAATGGATCCTCGAGCACGACCCCGAAACACGCGTCGCGATCGTCTCCTACGAGATCGACATCGCCCTCCGCTGGGGCAGGGACATCAAACGGGACATCGACCTCGCCGGGCCAGACCTCCCGATCACCATCCGGGCCGACTCCTCGGCCGCCGGCCGGTGGGAAACACCCGAAGGCGGCGGCACCTACTGTGTCGGCGTCGCCGGCCCGCTATCCGGCAAGCCAGTCGACGTCCTCGTCATAGACGACCCGGTCAAAGACCGCGCCGACGCCGAGTCGGAACGGATGCGGGACCGGGCATGGGACTGGTGGGAGTCCGTCGCGCTGGCCAGGCTCGGCCCGAACGCGAAAGTCGTGCTCATCCAGACCAGGTGGCACCAGGACGACCTCGGCGGCCGGATCCTGGCCAGGCCTTCCCCGCTGAAATGGCGGGTGGTGAAGATCCCCGCGATCGCCGGACCGGACGACGCCCTCGGCCGCCGCCCGGGCGAGGAACTCCCATCGGTCCGCGGCCGCGCACCGGGCCACTTCCTGAACCTCCGCGCCACGATGGGCGCCTACACCTTCAGCTCGATCTACCAGCAGTCACCGACCGCCGCTGAGGGCAACTTCTTCCGCCGGTCCACGTTCAGGTACTGGCGCCTGCTCGACCCGTGGCCAGACGGCCGCAGGCGCCTCGACCTCGAAGGCCGGATCATCACCCTGACGGACTGCTGGCGGTTCGGCACCGTCGACGTCGCCGCTTCGACAAAGACCACCGCGGACTACACCGTGGTGTCGATGTGGGCGGTCGCGCCGGAAGGTGACCTGATCCTCCTCGACCGGCGCCGCGCGCAGGTCGCCCAGCATGACCATTTCGGCCTGGCGCAGCCGCTGTTCGAACGGTGGGGCGAATGCCCGCTGTACGTCGAGAAGCACTTTTTCGCGTCCACGTTCGTCATGGACGCGCAGGCTGCGGGCATCCCGGTTGCCGAGGTGGTCGCCGACATCGACAAGGTGACCCGCGCTGTTCCCGCAGCCGGCCGCGTCCACTCTGGGCGTGCGTGGTTCCCTGCCGAGACGTCCGGCTGCGAGTGCGGGAACTGCCCGCAAGGGGTGTGGCTCGACGAGTGGTGCGACGAGTTGGCCAGCTTCCCGAAAGGCAACAACGACGACCAGGTAGACACCCTGTCGTACGCGGCCAGGATCCTCACCGCCGAGTGGACACCCCCGACAACCCAGCCGCGGCGCGGGGTGGATCCGCACGAGCGGGCGGTCGCGCTGGCCGCCGGGTCGGCGATCGGCTCCGGCGAGGTTGACCTGATGAACGTTCCGTATTAGCCGCACATCCCCGATTCCCCATCCCGGTTCTGCCTGGTCCCGCTACGATCCTCCCCTAATCCGGAAACGCCGCTATCGAGGGAGCGACCGCCCATGGCGTACGACCAGCAACCGCAGAGACCGCAGCAGCCATGGCCACCCACCGGGCAGCCGCCATATGGGCAAGGTCCCCCGCAGTACGGGCAGCCGGGTCCGGGCCAGTACCAGCCGTACCAAGGTCAGCCGTACCCGCCGCATGGCGGTCAGCCGTTAATCCCTGGCGGACCCCGACCGCAACCGCCGCGCAAGAAGCGGCATCTGGTGCGGAACATCTTCGCAGGCATCGGTGCCCTGATCGTCGTCATCATCGTGATCAGCGTTGCCTCGTCGCATAGCGGAGGAACACCGGCAGCGTCCGGAGCGAGTTCTCCTGCTGCTAGCGCCGCGTCCAGCCCGGCCGCTCGCAGCTCATCACCGGCCGCCAGACCCGTCCGGGCGCGCACCGTTGCTACGTTCACCGGGTCTGGTCAGCAGAACACGCCCCGTTTCACCGTCACCGCTACATGGAAGCTCGTCTACAGCTTCAACTGCTCGAATTTCGGGCAGCAGGGTAACTTCGCGGTCCTGGAAGATGGCGGTGGCGACTTGAACGGGGTGACCGTCAACGACCTCGCGACAAGCAAGAGCGCATCGACGTGGGGCTACGACGACGCCGGGACGCATTACCTGGAGATCGACTCCGAATGCGCGTGGAAGGTGTCGGTCCTCGACGAGCCGTAAAGGCGTCCTCGTGAAGCGCCGCCATCCCAAAGACCGGGAGGCGGCGCTTCTGCATGTCCGTGCTGCCACGACCGGGCACACCCTGTCCGTGGCAGCGGACAACCGGAGGCGCGGGCGTGGCCACCACCAGCAAGTGGGCGAAAGGCGCCCCGACCACCGACATCGGCGTCCCCGACTTTGCTTGGGGGCAGTGGGGTCAGGGGCTGCTGAGTGACTGGTGGGAAACTAGCCCCGAACTCATCTGGCCACAGAGCGTGGTCACTTTTGGAAGAATGAGACATGACCCCCAGATCAAGGGGGTCCTGTCCGCGTACCTGTTCCCGCTGATGCGGGCCAACTGGGCGCTCGACCCGGCCGGCTGCAAGGACGAGGTTGTCCAACTCGTCGCCGATGATGTCGGCCTGCCGATCCTCGGTGCCGACCCCAACCCGTCCGGTGCACGCCGCCGTGGCGTCATCTGGAAGCGGCATCTCCGCCAGGCGCTCACCTACCAGATCTACGGGTACGCGCCGTTCGAACGCCGCTACCGGATCGACCCCGACGGCCTGTGCCGGCTCGACAACCTGGGTCAGCGGATGCCGTGGACCGTTGCGATGATGAACCTGAACAAGGACGCGACGATCGACACGATCCAGCAGTCCACCCAGCACACCCCCATCCCGGCCTCCCGGCTCGTCTGGTACGTGTCTGACCAGGAAGGCGCCAACTGGGCCGGCATCTCCCCGTTGCGGGCCTGTTATGCGCCGTGGCTGCTGAAGCATGAGACCTGGCGTGTCCACGCCACCAGCATCCGCCGGTTCGGGATGGGTGTACCCACCGTCACCGCACCAGCCGGCGCGACCGTCGCCCAGGTGCAGCAGGCGCAGCAGCTCGCCTCCGCGATGCGCGTCGGCGACCAATCCGGCGCCGGCCTGCCGTCCGGCTTCAAGTACGAGCTGCAGGGCCTTGTCGGGTCCGTCCCCGACCCGATGGCGTTCATCTCCTACCTGGACTCCCAGATCAGCAGGCAGGCACTCGCCGGGCTGATGGACCTGGCCACCACCGTCCACGGCGCCCGCGCATTGGGTGAGACGTTCCTCGACTTCTTCATCCTGTCGCTGAAGTCCCTCGCCGATGAGGTCTCCCTGATCGCCACCTCCGGGTGGCCGGAGATGCCGGGGATCGTCACCGACCTGGTCGACATGAACTGGGGACCTGACGAGCCGGCACCGCAGATCGTGTGCACCGACCTGGGCACCAACTACGAACTCACCGAGGATGTGGTCGGGAAGCTTGTCCAGTTCGGGGCGATCGACCCGGATCCGGGCCTGGATAACTTCCTGCGGAAGCGGTGGGGGCTGCCGCAGCGGGAGCCGGGTGTGCCGTCGGATATCCCGCCGCCGAACCCGGTGCCGGACGGCCCGAAGCCGATCCCGGCCAACGCAGACGACCCCGCCCCCCCGGGTGCGGAGGAGACCGGCTCGCCGGAGCCGGAACCTGGCGGGAAGGCGCCGTCCACGGCGATCGCGAGCGGTCTTGGTCTGGGCACGCTGCGCCGCAAGCTGTCGCCGGTCGAGGCCAAGGCAGGGTTCGAACCGCTGACCGTCCGGCAGGAGCACGCCGACGCGCTGACGGCGCTGATGGCCGCGGTGAAGATGCAGGCGCTCGACCCACTCCGTGACCAGATCTCAGGACTGGTCGCCGCCGCAGTCCACGACGGGCGCCTAGGCGACGTGGCCACCCTCACCCCCGACACCGGTGTCCTGGCCGGGCTGCTGGCTGATGCGATGGCCGGGCTGGCGCAGACCGCGGCGAACCGGCTCCGCGGCGAAGCCGCCACCCAGGGCGTCTCCATCCCCGCTGTTACCGTGGCCGACCCGCGGCTCGAGCAGGTGGCCGCGGCGCGGGCGGGGATGCTCGGCGCCTACCTGACTCAGCAGGCCGCGTCCAGGGCCCTCCAGGTCGCTGCGGCCGGCCCTGCGGATAGTGCGGCGCGGAAGATCGAGCACACCGCCGGGTCGCTGCTCGACTTCCTGACGGGCCTTTCAGACCGGCCGCTGACTGACCAGCTCGGCGCGGCGCTGTCCGCAGCGACGAACTCCGGCCGGTCGGCGGCGATGGCCGCAGCACCAGAGGATGCGGGGCCGGTTCAGTACGCGGCTAGCGAGATCCTCGACGACAACTGCTGTGACCCGTGCAGGGATGAGGACGGCACCGTGTTCGCGTCCCTGGATGACGCTGATGCTGCTTACCCGGTCGGGGCGTACATCAACTGTGCTGGCGGCGCGCGCTGCCGTGGCGTCGTCGTCGCCCTGTGGGGAGGCGAATGATGGACCCGCAGCGGAGGCCGCTCCCGCCGATGTTCAGGAACCTCATCCCGGCGGACCGGAAATGCGGTATCTGCCAGGGGACCATGGGCCGGATGATGCACGTCGTCGGCCACTGGTTCTGCTGCCCGAGATGCGACGCGCCGCTATGACCGACATCCAGCCGTCGAGCATCCCTGCGCTGGTGACGCTGCCTAACGTCGACATCCTGGCCACCGGAGAATGGGCGCTGTCCTCTGGGCCGGCCACGTTCACTGCTGCGGACCTGGCCAACGCCGTCCAGGCCGCCCAGTGCCCTGCTGTCGGCTCGCCGGTCCTGAAACTGGGCCACGTCGACCCCCGGTTCGACGGTGAGCCGGCGTTCGGCCGCGTGGCCAACATGGCGCTCACCGCCTCCGGTAACAAGATCACCGGGGACCTGGCCGGGATGCCCGCGTGGCTCGGCACGATCCTGGCCAGCGCCTACCCCAACCGGTCGATCGAGGGGTACTACGACTTCCCGTGCCAGCTCGGCCACGTCCACCCGTTCGCCATCAAAGCCCTCGCGCTGCTCGGCGTCACCCCGCCGGGCGTCGGGGTGCTTTCGTCCCTGGCCGACGTCGCCGCCTTGTACGGCATCGCAGCATCCGACGGCGGCACAGGCCGCCCCTGGAAAACCCTAGGAGTAGCCATGCCGCCAATCGCGGCCGCGGGCGTCACCACCGAGGACGTCCGCCGCGCCTACTACGACGCCAGCAGCACGCCCATGTCGTACTGGATCACCGAGCTGCAGCTGGCTCCGACGCCGCAGCTGATCGTGTGCGACGAGGCGACGGCGAACATCTACCGGGTGCCGATCACGATCAAGGGCACCGACGTCAGCTTTGGTGACCCGGTCCAGGTCCAGGTCGAATATCAGGACCTCCCGGCCGGCGGCGCCACGGCCGCGGCTGCGCGCGCACGGTGGGGGTCACCGGTCGCGGCCCGGGCCGGGCTCGTCGCCGCGGCGTGGGACGGCCCGGAGATGGTCAAGAACCTCGGCTCGGACCCCACCGCTACCCAGATCAAGGCCCTGTTCGCGCTGCCTGCTGACACCAAGTCGGACTCGAAGCTGCCGCACCACGACGTCTCCGATGACGGGGTGGTCGGCGCGGCCGACACCGGCGGCGTAGAAGCCGCTTTGGCTGCGCTCAACGGCAGCCAGGGCGGTCTGAAGGATCTCAGCGACGAGGACAAGCAGAAGGCCTACGACCACCTCTCGGCGCATTACAAGGCGGCCGGGAAGACGCCCCCGCCGCTGATGGCCGCGGCCGCGCACGGCCCCTTCGTCGGCGAGCATTCCCACCCTCATTCGGCGATGGGCAGCCAGGGCGGCGACGAGGAGCACGACCACTCCCACACCCACAACGGGGATGCCGTTCACGACCACCACAACGCTGCCACAGCCTCTGGGAATGTGACCGGGAACGGACCGCAGCCTGGCAAGGAGGGCGCTCGAATGCAGATCGAGGTCACTGAAGAGGACCTGGCGCAGGTGCGCACCCTGCTCGGCAAGCCGGCGGACGCGGAGCTGACCGGCGCGGAGATCCTCGCCGGCCTGAAGGACCGCGACGACAAGGTGGCGCAGGCCTCCGCGAAGGTCTCCGCGGCGTCGGACGCCGACAAGGGCATGGTCCGCGTCGACGCCGCCCAGTGGGATGCCCTCCAGGTGGCCGCGAAGGCCGGCGAGGAAGCCCGCGCCCAGCAGCTGACCGACCACCGCGACTCGGTGATTAACGCCGCGGTCCGCGCAGGGAAGTTCCCGGTCAGCCGCAAGGAGCACTGGCAGAAGCTGTGGGCGAAGGACCCGGAGGGCACCGAGGAGTCCATCGGCACCCTCGCCGCGGGCCTCGTCCCGCTGGTGGACATCGGGGATGCGGGCGGCGAGCCGGGCACCAGCGAAGACGCCATGTACGCGGAGCTGTTCGGCCCCGTCGACAGCCCGCGGGCCTGACAGCCCAGGTAAGCGCAGAGGCAACAGAAGGGGAAGAGGAACCGGTCATGGGCGATTACGTACCAGTCGCGGAAGGCCCGTACAGCTATGTCACGTCGGCCGCAGTCACCGGCGGGCAACTGGTCGAACTGACCGGCAACAACACGGTGCAGCCCGCGTCCGTGACATCGCAGCAGGTCGTCGGTGTCGCCGCGTTCGACGCCGCGTCCGGTGCGCGCGTCACGGTGTTCGACATCGACAAGCTGCACGAGACGATCGTCTCGGCCGCCGGGACGCTTGCCGCCGGTAACCCGGTCAAGGCCGGCGCGGCGGGGACCTTGCAGGAGTACATCGTCGGCACCGACCCGGTCCCCTCTTTCCTCGGCGTGTGCGAGGTCGGCGCGACCGCCGGGAACCTGGCCCGCTGGAAAGGCTACTGAGCCCACCCCGGGCCCGGTTAGCACCGCAACTGGAGGAATGCAGAGATGCCCAGTATTTACCCCGCAGCCCCACCCACACTGTCGGGTGACCTGCTCTCCATTTCCAGGTTCCTCCAGTCCCCGACGATGCTTCGCCGGCGTCTGCGGACCTACGTCGACCTCCGGTTCATCTCGGACCAGGTGCTGACCAACCGGTACAAGTCGTCCGGTGGCGCGGTGCTGTACGAGATGTCCGAGCCGTTCCTGACCGCCCGGCCGGTCGAGTCGGTCATGCCCGGCCAGCCGTACCCGGAATCCTCGATCGCGACCGGCACCGGCGGACTCGCCGAGGTGTCCAAGTGGGGCCAGAAGGTCCCCCTCACCGACGAGGAAATCACGAGGAACGTCTACGGCGCCCAGATCGTCGACCGCACCTTGCAGAAGGTCGTCAACTCGGTGATCGCGCAGGTCGACGGCGTGACCATGTCGGCTGTGTCGTCGGTTGTCACCCAGACCCAGGCCGCGGGGAACTACTGGGATGGTTCCGGGGCGAACCCGCCGACCATCCTGCGGGACATCCTGAAGGCCCGGACCGTCATCACCGACCTGCTGCTCGGCTACAACCCGGACACGCTGCTGATGACCGATGACGTGTGGGCGCTGTTCATGTCCGACGAGAAGGTCACCAACGCCCTCCGGCGTGAGACGACGGACAACCCGATCTACACCGGGGATATCGACACCGTCGCCGGGCTGGCGATCATCCACTCGCCGCACGCCCCCGCAGAGCCGATGGTCCTGGACGCCACCCAGCTCGGCGGGATGGCCGACGAAGCCGCCGAAGGCCCCGGCTACGCCGTCAGCGACCTGGCCGTGCAGATCAAGTCGATCCGCCGCGACGAGGCCGACAAGTGGGACATCCAGGGCCGCCGGCTGACCGTCCCGATCATCCAGGAGCCCGGCGCTGGGTGCTTCATCACCGGCATCGCAGCGTAGCCCCAGCCTGACCGGCCTGACCGACGAGAGGGAGACACCCCGATGCCAGCAGCCCCCGCGGCCCCGGAGACGCCCGCGTACGTGGTGACCGCCAAGCTGGCGATCTTCAAGACGATGACCCACGACGGGCCGCGGATGCGGAACTTCTACCAGGGATCTCCCGTCCCGTCCGACGCGCCGCCCGAGCAGATCGAGCACCACCTCCGCAAAGGCATGATCGCCAAGACCAGCGACGCGGGCAAGACCCGTAAGCCCGCAGGCGGGTAACCGGTGCCGGCGGCGGCGTGGGCGCCGACGCTCTCGGACGTCGCCCGGCACATCCCGACCAGGACCCGCGACACGACGACGCCGGGTTCGGACAGCATGCTCGGCACGTTCACCCCCGAGACGACCCCGACCGACGAGCAGGCCCAGGAGTTCATCGACCAGAGTGTGCAGTGGGTCGTCGGGAACTGCGGGGCACTCCCCGGCAACCTGACCTCGACGGACGACCTGTGGATCAATGCCAGGACCGCAGCCGAATGGCGGGCCGCGGCGGATATCGAGATCGCGTTCCCGATGAACCGGGACCCCGACGTCATCGTGTTCAAGGTCCTCGACCAGCGGGCCAAAGACGCCCTCGCAACCGTCAGGTCGGCGATGCAGGGCGAAGGTGTCGGCCAGGTCGACCTCGTCCCGTACTGGGCGATGCCCCCCGCAGCGCCCCCGGGCCTCGCCGGTTACAGGTATGTCGACGGTGAAGGCTGGACCTACCTGCGGGACAACTGGTGGGGCGTCAACGGCGTGAACTGGCTATAAGGGAGCACTTATGAGCATCACCCAGTCGAACCACGCGGCCACCACCGGACCCGCCGCGGCCGTGGCCCTCGCCGCCCTGACCGGGCTCACGCCGGGCCGGTACGCGATCGACGTGTACGCATCCCTGTCCGGCACCGTGACCGCGGCCGAGGCCGACAACGTGCAACTCCTCGTCGACGGCACTGTGACCGACGTGATCGTGGTCGCGCCGGTCGCGAACGGGCCCGCGGTCAAGCAGTCGTTCGAGCACGTCACCGCGGACGGCACGATCGGCCTGGAAGCCGTCGGCAACGCTGGAGCCTCAGCGGTGTATCACACGCTTCTCGTCGTCGCCCTGCTACCCCACTACGACGCCGCCTGAGCGGCAGCAACGGAGGAACCCCCCGATGTACACGCAGCCTTCCCCGGGCACCGCGACCGACGGCGACGGCGGCCTGGACGCCGATGTCGAGCACGTCCACGGGCAGCCGCCCATGCTGGCCCCGACGGGCCTCACTGGTGCTGTCGCAGCCAGCCGGTACGTCGGCGCCACCGCATCCGGCGCACCGGCCTCCGGGACGTTCGCTGTCGGCGACTGGGTGATCGACCAGACCGGCGCGATCCGCATCTGCACCGTCGCGGGCACGCCAGGCACGTGGGTCGCGCCGGCAGGCCCGGCGCAGTTCTCCGCGATGGCCGCCGTCGCGCTGACCGACGCCGCGACCATCGCCGTAAACGCCGCGCTCGGGAACCTGTACCGCGTCACTCTGGGCGGCAACAGGACCCTCGGAGCGCCGTCGAACCCGACCGACGGCCAGACGATCCATCTTGAGGTCACGCAGGACGGCACGGGTTCGCGGACACTCGCCTACGCGTCCGCGTACGAGTTCTCCACGACTTTGGCCTCACCTACCTTGTCGACCGCGGCGGGGAAGGTGGACCTCCTGGCGTTCCGCTATAGCAGCGTGGCGTCCAAGTGGCGGTGCGTCCTGATCGACCTCGGCTTCACGAGCTGACGTCGCTGCCACCCGCGCGGGTTGGCTCTGGGCTCGTCTAGACAACAACCCCAATCGTGGGAGGGCAGAAATGCTCAGAAAGTTCATCTGCGCGGCTGCGGTCGCGGTCCTCGGCATCGCCCTGGCGCTAGTCGGCGTGCGGCCGGTTGCCGCGTCCACGCTGTCCTGTACCAGCACGCAGAGCTGCGGCGGGGCGGAACTCGCCTATACGGCGAAGGGCCCGCTGGCCCTGTCGGTCCTCACCCCCGACCCCGACACCAACGGCGGGTTCGGGTACTGGAACGAACCGGTAGGCGTGAACGCCACTGGCCAGACGGACGGCACGCAAGACTTCACCGTGGCGCAGCTCGCCGGCGAGCCTGTCGGGCTCGGCGGCACGTTCGGCCATGGCGAGTTCGTCGTGATCTACACCCCCGGCGGCGAAGAGCACTGGCACGGCGCGACACCCGAGACCTT